CCTGAGACAGTGCAGAAGCCGTTGTAGACCCGTTAGCTGTAAAGGTATCAGCAGTAAATGTATTGCTACCGCCACCGCCTCCAATAGCTCCCCAGTCGCCGCTTTGGTATCCCTCGAATTGCTCATTAGTGGAGTTGTAACGGAACATGCCGTTAACAGGGCTGCCGTCACGCTGGGCTGTAGTGCCGCTAGGTACTTTTACAGAGCCTGTGCCGCTAAGTGTAAGATTTACAAATGAAGGACTATCGGTAGTTGCTACGCCTTGGTTCAATGCTTTAACGGACGCAATAGCTGTTAGCTCGCTGTCCATCAAGGCACCAGCGGCTGTTACGTTAGCTGTGTCTGTTACGTCTGCGGAGGCTTCAATAGCGTTAAGTTTAGAATGGTCAGCGTCAGTAAACACATTAGAATCTGTTGCTGCTTCTACTGCTGTGCGAATCTCTGCGTCTGTTTGGTCAGCAGTTGCATTAGCTTCTATGCCGTCTAGTTTTGTATGGTCAGCATCCGTAAAAACATTAGAATCTGTAGCAGCTTCTACAGCGGCTCTGATTTCAGCATCTGTCTGGTCTGCTGTTGCACTAGCTTCAATGCCGTTTAACTTACCATGGTCTGCGTCTGTAAAGACATTAGAATCTGTAGCGGCTTCAACCAATGCTCTAATTTCTGAGGCTGTCTGGTCTGCGGTAGCTGCGGTTTCAATACCGTCAAGCTTAGTACCATCAGCAGCAACGTCACGGCCATCAACTGTGCCCCCTACTGTAATGTTTCCTGTAGCATCTACGGTTGTAAATGAACCTGCTGCGGCGGCTGTGCCACCAATTACTGCACCATCGATAGTGCCGCCATTAACGTCTGGACTTGTAAGAGTCTTGTTAGTTAGCGTCTGTGTACCTGTAAGAGTAGCTACAGTGCTGTCTATTGCGAGTGTTACACCATTGCCGCTTGCAGTAGAGGTTATGCCGGTTCCACCTAAAACACTCAAAGCCTCTGAATCTAAATCAATTGAGATGCTTGTTGTGCCATCAGTTAGGTCTAGGTCTTGTGCAGTAACCTGTGCGTCTACGTAAGCTTTTACAGACTGTTGTGACGGAATACCTGTAGCACTATCAGAAGTTAATCCATCTTCGTCTAAAAATGTTTTACCATCTAGGATTTCTAACTCTGCTTCAGTAATAACTGCTGAGCCTATTGTAAATCCTGTAGCAGTGACAACTCCAGTTACAGTTAGGCTATCTACAAAAGCATCTTTAAATCTTAAAGAAGTTGTACCGAGGTCTATGTCGCTATCAGTTACAGGTACAATAGCTCCGTCTTGAATACGGAGTTGTTCAACAGGCGAGCCGCTAACTTCAATATAACATTCTATACGGTTGTTGGTTGAGCTAATTTCTATTTTATTTTTAAAATCTTGGTCGCCGATTTTAGCGATTGCGCCGCCCTGTCCTGCACTACCGTCGTGTGTGTGGCCTGTTGTACCTGTAGATGAATACACAAAAGCATTTAGTAGCTGATTATATTCATCATTAAAAAGAGCAGCAGTAATGAGGCTACCGTCTGTAAGTGTACTTTGTCTTGTATAACTTGTGCCTGCCATCTAATTATCTCCTGCCTGCGGGAACGTAGTTTAAGTATAAACCGTTAATTGTATAGGGTTGGAGTTGGTCATCGCTTTTTATTGCAAAGTTAGCCGAGTAACAACTTCCTTGAAGTGTTTGCCTTATGAGAGGGTTTTCTAGCGCTCCGAAATAAGAACTTCCAAATATTGCGGTTCCAAACGATGCTCCGCCTCTAATTTCTGGTAAGAGGTATGCTGGAGGATGCAGAAGAGTAACGTCTTCATAATCTAGTTTAACTACTAAACTAGGTTGAGAATAACCCCCTGTGTTTGCATCTGGAGTTGCAGATATTTTAGCATACTGAAGAGTCTTTCGAGTACCCATATCTCCAAAGTCTAAAAACGGAGTTCTATAATGAGCGCTTACGTTTGCAGCAAGACCATCGTGTATAAAAGAATTTCCAGTATCATGATTATAAATATAGCCATCTCTATCGCCGTGTACTACTTGCTCAACTCCTGAGTGTAAAAATCCACTATCTATTGCCGTAACTGATATGCCTTTTGTTTCAGACCATTCAAATCCACGACCCGTAAAAGTTCCAATAATTCCTTGTGAGTCTTCAAGGTCTTCTGTGTCACTATGATAATATAAACGGTACTGAGATTTAGAGCGCAAGACAACGCTTGTGATTGTATACGTGTTAATGTTATTTGCAAGCTTACTTACAATTTGTTGAATATTTCTACTTACAGAAGTTAACTCAACGTCACCAATACGCTCCGTACCTGCTAGTGTACGAATACCATCAGGGCTTAGGAATACTAAGTCGCCTCCAATTTCTTGAATGCTATTGCCATCTAAACAACCTACGTTTTTTGTAATAGGTATAATTGCAGTAGTAGCATCATTAGCTTCAACATTAACTAGCTTATAAATACTGTTTTTACAAAATATAATACAGTCGCCACGGAAGCTTTTAAGCCCCACTACTTTATCTGCTAAGCGTATCTGACCCGCACCTGCGCCAGCAAAGTTATCCATTTCATGTAGATGGCTATAATATATCTGGTTAGGATTTTCTGCTGTTCCGCCCACTACAAGGTGATTACTGTGTACTGTCCCGATTGTAGGGGCTTCTGTGCTTGATACCGTAATTTCTGATGCAAAAAAAGTACGAGAGCTTAATGCACCTGTACCTGTCATATAAAAATAATAAGGCTTGTTTTCCCCGTCACAGATTACTAGCTCACCGTATACCGACTTACTACCTTCATAAATATCAATTGAAGATTGACCTTGATTTGTCCTGACCAGCGCTGAGCGACCTATAAAGGTTGTGTAGTTATCCCCACTACTATGAACACCAGCACGATTTATTTGAAGCCAAGTAACTCCATCGTTACTAAAGAAAATACCTGTTTGAAGGCAGACAACAACTCCATCTGCATAAGTTTTAATTCCTAATATGGTAGTATTGTTTATAGGACGAGTGGCGTTATCTCCGCCATAAACAGTGAAGCCGTTGATTCTACGGTAGCCACCATCAGGGTCAACCTCAAAATTAGTTAAGATTGTAGCAATTCCCGGCTGCTGGAGCATTTCTATTTCATTAAGATTAGTATTTAAACCACCTTTAGACGAGAAACCAAATGGTTGAGAAGCTGCCATATTATATAAGTCTCACTCTGTCGTCAGTCATATAAAACGGAGCAGGCTCAATAAGATTTGAGCGCATACTACGCAACCCTTTTTTATAGTCATCCGCTGCAAATGAAGCAGCTTGTGGATTATCTTTAAATTGGTGCATATAATATCTTGCACGAGCTAACAGAACTGTACTATACATTTCTGGAAATATAATTTCGTCGCTATAAGCAACAAGCTTTGTGGGCAGATTCCAAGCATAAAACCAAATACGATATACTTTATCTGGTATTGGGCTTAGTCCAAACTTACGTGCGTCGGGGCTACGTATAACTCGGTCAGGTTCGCCAAATGTTTGAGCATCTGCGTCATCTAAATTTTCTGAAACGCGCCTAAAACTTTTCCACTCTTCTGTGGTAGTATAACGCAAGTTTCGTCCTACATAGGGTGCGGTTTCGTTTGTCACCCCTACTGTAGTTAAGTAAAAGTTATCCCAGTCTATAGAACCGTAATCTGTAGTAATGGAATCGCTTGAAGGTTTTAGTTCATAATACCTTTGACCTATAACTGTTTCGACATATACGTTTCCGTACATTGGGTCAATCTCTCCGCTTTCACCGGCAGAAAGGAAAGGCCATTGAGGTTCTTGGTTAATAATATCAAAGTATGCTTTATTGATAGAATCCTTAACATGTCCTTGCACACCTATAGCTGATACAAAGTTACTTGAGTCTAATGGAACTTCATTAAGTTCTCTAAGTAGCTCATTAGTCAAATCTAAATATGATGTTGCCATAGGGTTCTTTGCCTTTTAATTTGTTAAAGATTGGGGGCCTTTTACAGCCCCCGCACTTATTAGGTTACAGCTTATGCTACGTTGAAGTAAGCACCTACGAGAGCTTCAGGTCGTAGAACCTTAGCGCCGTATACGTGCAAACCACGACAGATGTCACCGAAGCTATCTGGGTCACGAATGACTTCAGTGCTGGTGATAGTCTGTGCAGTACATACCGCAGAAATGTGACCGCCTAGAATAAGGCCGTCAGCATTAGCAACAAGTCCAGTCATGTTGTTAGACTTGTACATGCTAAATCCACGAAGCTTACCAGAGCTTACTAGACCATTACGGATAGAACCTTGACCACCGTTGTAATCTACTGACAAGAGCTTAGAGTCAGACTGAGACAGCTCTTCGTAGAATACAGGGGGAGCTACAATCCAACGACCTTCTTCTGGTACGTTTTCGTCGTCAAGCAGACGAGCCATACGAGCCAGAACATCCAGAGGGTCAGTGCCTGCGTGTTGCAGACCCAGAGCGTCAGTACCAGTCAATACGCCAGAAGCGGCTGAAGCGGTAGTGTCGCCACCTAGAATGTGGTCAGGAGTAGAAGCGCTTAGACCTGCTTCCATAGTAGCCAGTACGCCAGCATCGAATGCATCACGCAGAGCGTAAGCAGCAGATGAAGCAGCTACTTCCTTGAAGTTTACGTGAGACATAGAAGTTTCGATGTCGTCTACGATGAACTTAAAGGCGTTAGCAATGTCAACAACCAGAGTTACTTCGGTGTCGGTCAGTGCAGTTGCAGTTGTGTCAGCGCCACGCTCATACTGATGTACAGTAATAGTGGGTTCTTTAATGATTTTTACAGAATCACCGAATGCAGAAATCTCACCTGCATAGTCAGTGTTGGTAATTGCTTCAGCAACCGAAGCTTTACGGAAGAAGTTAAGAACCTTCTTCGAGTAAATAGCAGGCATAAAGTTGCTGCTAGTGCCAAAGTTACTGTTTGAGCCATCTGCAAAAAACTGGTCTGATACGTTATTAGCCATGATTATTTTTCCTTTTATTTAAGACAATAGTTATTAAGCTACTACCCTGCCTTCAATTATGGCTGAATCGATTTCTTTTTCATATTTATCATAATCATCCATAGACAGTGCAGCAATTTCCCGTTGTGTCCATACCTTCGGCTCGTTAGCATTCACGGTTTTTGTTTTAGTTGAAACCATGTCTGCTGCCGATGGTGACACAGGCTGCGACTGTACTTTCTTACTGGAAGAATTTTGAGCATTTAAACCTGACTCCAGTTTGTAAAGGTCGATAGCTTTGACCGCCAAGTCTACGTTATTAGGATTATTGTATACCCAATCTTGAATTGCTTCTGGCTGTGACTTAGCCCACTCGTGGAACTCATCACTTTGCCGTATTTCTGAAAAGTCAGGATGTGCTGAACTCAGAGTCATTTCAGCCTCTTTTCGTGCAATCCTAGCTTCACGCTCATCAAGTGCTGAAAGTCTATCATCAGACTCTACAGCGGGTGCTGTTTCTACATACTCGTCCTGAACTTCTTCTTGTGCCTCTACTGTATCCTCGTGACGAACGGCCTGTTCAACTTGCTGTGTCATTCGAGCTTCGGCTTGAAGTTCTTGTTCTTTCTGTTTAAACTCGTTAATCTTAGTATCGTAATGTTTTTTTAGGTCATCG